CGGGTTTAAAACGCCGTCATCAGCCGCTGTATAAACGCCGGCAATAGACAGGCTGGCATTCTTTAACAGCAACTCCAGCGTCTTATTTAGCGTCTTAATGTCAGGGATAGCTGTGACCAGTGGCCCACGGCCATATACCTCACCTGCCACCTTCATGTAACGCGCCACAATCCAAGGCGATGACTTCATGCGGCGCATCAATAGTTCTGCTTTACCAGCCGACCAAATAACGTGATAACAGAAATCACCCTTTTCTGGGTCATACAATGTGGCTTCAATAAGGTCAATTTCTTCGGTGGGCTTATCATCAATTAAGCGCTGTAACTTTTCTGGGATTTGCGCATCTTGCCAATGCTGCGTAATGGCCTCGCCTTTAAGGCGCATACGGCGATAGACATTATCAACCCTGCCATGCGCACCCTCTTCGATGCTGACCAGATACTGTGGCACAGCGGTAAAGCGAATGGGTGTCATATCATCGCCGGGCTGCACCAGCATAACGGCGGTGCCAACGGCTAGATCAAGCAAAAATTCACCCATAGCCAAATCAAAATTAGACTGCCGCAACAGGCTAAACATAGTTTCGCCATACATATCCAGCGCCATCTGTGCTTCGATTTGGCGGTCTTGTGGAATGTCTGGCCCCGGCTCTAGGCGGCACCAAGGCGCGTATGGGGGGAACAGGCCAGACTGAATACGGTTTGCAAAGCGCTGTGTCGCATTTATGGCGGTACTGTCAAACACCCGCACCATTTTGTTTTGGCCTGGTGCGCCACCACCCTCATAGAAACCATCGTACAAATTGCGCTGTGGCAATCCAAACTCATAGCAGTCTTCGTAAATCTGACGCCAATTATCTTTGCGGCGCTGGGCCAACTCATGCCTTTTGATTATTTGCTCAACGCTATGCATTAGATTTGTTCCTTTTGCTTATGGCTGCCGCTTTCGATTTGGCGTCTGATTTTGAACTAGCGCCCCAAGCCTGAAGCGATAAAAGCAAGCGGGTTGGTTTGCCCTTTTCATCGCGTTCCGGCCCCGGCATACCACCCATCCGCGCCAAGAACGATGCGCGGCGTGGGTTGTCGCCAGACTTTACGGGCGCCTTTAGGTTCATCCCCTCGGCCTTTGCAGATGCGCGGCCCTTGGCGTTCAAACCGCCCTTTGGGTTTTTGCCCTCAGATCTCTGCCAAGCCGGACTAGCCACGGGCCGCCCTCATATTGTCGATCAAATTAGGGTATGGACGACCAGCCTTCTTGGCCGCCCTCATGGCGTTGCGCTTTTTAGCCGGGCTAAGTTGCTTGGGCTTATCCAAATCTTTTGGGCGTTTTTTATCCCAGACCTGCTTATCCATATTTCTTTTCCTTACCAGCCTTTTGCATTGCAATAGCAATAGCCTGCTTTAGTGGCCTACCCTCGCGCCGCAAAGTCGAAATGTTTTTGCTGACGGCCTTCTTAGATTTACCTTTAGCCAACGGCATCAGTTACCCCAAAAAAGACATTTTAGATAACAACGACCTTTTGCCTAAACGCCGCGCCGCCTCTGTTTCTTTTGCTAGTGCAGTGCGTATAACCTCTTTTCCACCAAGATCAGTCGGGGCTGCTATTTCTTGTTGTGCAAGCGCCGCAGCCTTTCTTTGTTTTTCCGCTTGGATCTCATCTTCATTATCTTTTTCTGGGCGCTCTGCATATGGGTCACGGCCCGTCAGTCTGCCGTACTCATCACGCACACCAACAACCTTGTCTTGAAACATAATCTTTTGTGATCCGGGTTGGGCTGCAACTTTTGCTATTTGTGATTGCGTAAATTTAGAAATTGGCTGCGCCATCACCATGGCAATAGGCGTTGTCGCAATGCCTATCAGGCTCTCAATAAGGCTGGACTGCTTTTTAGCACCGCCGCCAACCTTGCCACCCTTGCCAACTACACCACCGGCAAATCCAGCAGTTGACTTGGCACCCATGCCAGCAGGGCCAGCAGCACCGGGGCCGCTCTTGGATGGACCACCAAATCCCTCCATTGATTTAGACCCCATTCCAGCAGGCCCACCAGCACCTTTAGCCATCTGTACCTCCAAGTGTTGTTTGCGAATCTTCAATGCCGGTTTCCGGCGTCTTTCTCAAAGTGGAAAGTAATGGGCGCTTTGCGCCATACTGTTTTGATTTCATCATCGCAGCCAGTTTCATTTTCTTTTGCTTTTCTTCGGCCTCAAGCATCGCCGCTTGGCGCTCTTGCGCGGCGACCAGTTCTGGATCAGGCGCGGGCGGCGTTGGGGTTTTAATCAAACTGCTCAATTGTAATACCTCGCGTACATCCGATAGTCAGCGCCATCAGGGCCATAATTCCTAAGTAATCCTTCTGGCGCAAATTGTAACGCATCTGCCCACCTTATGGCAAGGTCATTGTCCATGTTCACGGTCAACTGCAACCTATGCAATACCAGTTCGGTAGCAATCAGGTTGAAATAGCGGTAGGCACCCCTAGTAAGTGATACAGGCGCGGTATTAACGTGGTCTGTTGTCAACATCCAGCCCTCGCCGACACCCGGCCATAACTCATTAACGCCAAAACAGCAGGCAATCTTGCCGCGCAGCATCGCCGTACAAGCGATGCCGGCGGCAGCCGCCACCTGCAAATGGTGTTTATAATTTGGTATTAGGTCAATGTACTGCCGGTCTATGGGGCGCAAATCAGCCATGTAGGCGTGGCCCCAATGAAACGGCACAATAGAAACCCCGCCATTACTGCAAAGGCCATGACGCCAATTAGAAGATGTCGAAATCTGCATTTGCCGTCAGCATCTTAAACTGTTTACTAAACTGGCTGTTTCGCGTAATGCTCCGCACCTCGCCAGCGCCAAGCATCAAATAGCCAAACGCATCGCCAACGTGTGAGTGTTCATTCTTATTCGGCGCATCCCTAAAGCGCTCATACCCGGCACCAACCGCAACACGCTTAAAGTGGTAGCCACCAGCAAGCGATTTGCGGGTGCGGGTGCATTTGCTGCTAACAGTCAAGCCAGCCTTGCCGTCAATCATGCGGTTCATCGGCATTGCCCCGGCCTCGCGCCGAACCTTAAAATCGTTTGTGCTAGTGGGCCTCGCGTGTAATCCCATCGTCTTTAAATGCTCAAACGCCGTCACCTCAAATATCTCATCGCGCTTGACGCCTGCCGGGTCACCCCAGACCAATACGTCAGACTTTGGAAACATCGTCTGAATATCAGCCAGCAAGTGATGGCAGAACCTCTCAAGGCCCATATCAAACGCCACCAGTTCATGCACAACATTCCATTTGCCATTCTGCATTTTTTGCCCAAACACAGCCGCAGGGGTCAAACCAAAGTCAAGGCCGATATGAACGGGCCAGCCGGGTTCTATCTCAACATCGCCTGACATGACGCTATCAGAAAACTCAGGCCAGACCGGCTTGCCATCCTGAACATAAACGTACTGCGCACCAGCGTAACACTGTATCCAATCAATAGTCTTGCCAGCCAATTGCTGTTCATAATACCCCGGCGGCAGATTGTTGATGTTCTCAGCCTTGGGGTTGTTGATCCAATACTTGCCAGCAGAAAAAATATTACCCTCATGTTCTGCCGTACCCTCAATGACGCCGCCGGGCTGCTTGTAAAACTTCCACGGGTACTTGCCCCTGATAGGGTTTTTCTCCGCTAGGTTCGGCCACCAGTGGTCACTGTCCATCGGGTTGGTACTCATCCACACGCCGCGCCAAGTGCAACCAGCATTGGCCTTGGTGGGGTAACGTCCGACACGCGATGTCAGGCCGTCAACCACCGCCTTTGGCAACTCACGCGCCTCATCTATGAAGCCCCCTGTCAATTCCAAAGATAAAAGTTTTCGCACATCGCGGGGCTGATCTAGCGCCAGAAATATCACCTCGCAGTCGATGCCAGCGGCACCGTCTCTAGGCGGCAGTTTTATGTGGTGCGTGATCGGCGGTGACCAGCGCATCGGCCCCCACACATTTTCCGGGAAGATCTCTTGCCACGTCTTGATCGTGGTAGTCCTCAGTTCCGGGTAACTGTTTCGGATAACTGCAAATCGAGTATATCTGATCCCATCTATCGGCGAAGGTTCCTGCTTCACAGCCCTCAACATCACTTCCGCTAATGAAGCAAATGTCTTGCCAGAGCCTACCGGCCCCATCAAGCCACGCACGAAACTGTCGTCTTGTAAAAATTGCCATACTGTTGGACTTTGCGAAAAATCAAGGTTTAAACCAGCAAGCGCCTCAGTTGTCGGCTGCTTGCGGCGGCGGGGGGATTTATCAGTTGCACGTTGTGATCTGGGCATCAGTCATTATCCGGGCTAAACAATATAGTAGTCACGGTGTCCATATCAGCCGCACCAACCTCAATCATCGGGCCATCACAAACGTGGCAAACAACCGCCTCACTGCGATCAGCAACCCGGCCATGCGTGTCACTCTCACACCAACCACAAATCACGCTCGTTTTAAAAAATCGAACTGACTGGAAATCTTTAATATTAATCACTTCCGCTGTCATCGTCATCAATCTCCACTATGCTAGTTGTCGGCCCGGTAATGTTGATGCCAATCATACTAGGCTTCATGTTGTCGCTGTTCGGCTCTAGCAGGCCGCGATGCTTCGCCAAAAGACGCAGCGCCGACAGCTTATCATGCATCTCAACCTCAATTGTGTTGCCCCACTGGTTTGGCGTGACCTTCACCTTTTTAATTGCACGTTTGGCGCGTTCCGACAACTGATCGCTGGGCGTCAGTGTGACGCGGCCCATATCGTCCCACTGAATGACATCAGTCGCCTCACCAGCGCCAATGGCCTCTAGTTCCTGCACAACCGCTTCGCGCCTCGCCTCATCGCTTGAGGCAAGGGCGGCGCGTTGTTGCCTAATCGTTGGCGATTTGTTGTCTGACATGAAGGCACTCCGATCCTGTTGCGGCATAACCAGCCAGATCCACCCAGCTATCTTGATGATCCGGCGTTGCGGCCAGCCGCGCTAATTTAAGCCCGGCCATCATAATAGCAACGTGTTCTGGCTCAATCTGTATGCCAATAAGCGCCGTCCAGATAATAGCGATGCGCTCGTGATTGTCCCATACGCTGCCATACGCCTCGCCGCGATCAGCAACCGTGGCCTTGGCTGCATCTAATAACTCATTTCTGTTCATTGGTTGTCACCCTTATAATCAACTATTTTCAAATTACACGCACAACACTTGTATTCGTCCTTATGCGCCTCACTGCGTACCCTATTGATCGTGCATCTGCAACGGGGGCACTGGCTGTTGTCAAGCCGCCGCTGAAATGTTCCATCACCCTCGTAAAAATTATCAGTCATTTTGTTATACTCCCATCACCACCACAACGATAGCACAATGTCCACTGTACGCAACCATACCCGTCTGGCTCCCGTATCCAACCATCATCGCAGTCGGCGCAGGGAATTGCAGGAAAATTTTGTGTGACACCCCCACCTATAGAGGAGGAGGGGCGGGGGGCAAGGGGTGCCTCTCCGCTGGCGGCCAGACCGGCGCCCCTGCCTGCCTGCGCTGTGCAAAAGCATATGTCGGTATGTTCGTTGCACATCACACCATCCCCTGCGCCACATCGTACAGTGACGGCACCCCGGCCCTGCGCTCTATGGCTCTATCACACACGTTTAGCGTGGCCGCCCGCACATCAGCCGCAGTGAAGCCAGCGACAGCCAGACGCCGGGCTTGGGCTATCTCGTTGTCATACATCCGGGCCTGCCCTGTCGCCTGCTGCACGGCCCGCAGGTAAGCGTGGCAGATCGCCGCCGCTTCCGGCTGATCCGATGCGCGAGAGACTAAGTCTCCATCCCCCATACCCCCTATTACATTAGCGTCTGCCTCATCTTCGTCACTGCGTATCTGTAATGGTGTGGCGATGTCTATCTCTTCATATGTGGGCAACGGTTCATCACCATCCCACAACACCTGATAGCGATTGCTGTGCCATCCGCTCGATGTCTCTTGGAAATCCTTGGGCATCAGCCTGCGCACATACTTGCGCCGCTTCAACACCTTTAGCGCGTCATGCACTGACTGCCGCGTTTTGAAGCCCGTGATGTCACAAATAGTTTCCATTGCAGGCCAACACACGCCAGCCCTGTTGGCAAAAATGCACAGCGCACCAAGCACACGCAGTTCACGCTCTTTCAACTCCCGGTCACCAACCGCTCTGGACGGCAGCACCGACCACTTTCTAAAATGGTATGTCGTCATCTATCAGTTCCTTTTTTGCTATGCTGACCCTTTCAACCGTGGCACCGGGCCACATCTCTTTTGCGGCGTTGGATAGCTGGCCCGCCTTATCGCGTTGCCATTGCTCTATGATCACAGCGATCTCACCAATGCTATAAACCAACATACTGCGGTTTTCGGCCTTGACCTTACCAGCCTCATATTCATTTCGCGTGATGGCTAACACCTGCCCCTGCGGCATCGGCGCTTCCCAATACTCACCAGTCAGCGGCTTATGGCCCGCCGCTGTGGCTGCATTCACCATTGCCTCAACACCGCGCAATGTGACAGACACCTGATGCTCAACATCTTGCATTTTGTCGATGGCCTCATTCAGTCTATCCATCTGCGCTTCAAACCTACCTCGCAGTGCCTCGTCCACTAGCCAAGGCAAACGGTCCACGCCCCATTTCAATTCTATTGCTTTAACCTCTCGGTCATAGTGATGCAGTGCATCTTGCATACGCCTCATCGCACCTTCACTAGGCGCATAATGTTGCTTTGTTGGTTTACTTATTCTTGCCATTTTTATCTCTCCTTGTGGGGTGTGGGGTGTGGGGGTGGGTTCCTAAGGAACACCCCACCCCACCCACCGTGGGCCAGGTGTGGGGTAAGTGTGGGGTGATGACCCCACATTTTACGCTATGTTCTTGTTTATCCACACTTTACCCTCGTGGGATGTGACCACACCCTTATCTTGCAGCCCTTGGCGGGCATCTTTGCGTTGTGTTGACGTTAAATCGGGTGATTTGAGCCTATGCGCATCATGCCAAACGTCACTTGCGATGCTATCAACCTGCATCTTTATCAGCGTATTTTGCAGCGCTTGCAGCGCGTGATATTGGCGCGGTGACAGGCTTTGTTTCTTCGTTGCACCCTGCGCCTCAATTGGTTCCATAACCACGCTGGTGTCGTTCATTAGAGCAATGCTGACCATTTCAAACGTGATCTTATCCATAGGATCGCTATCTTTTTGCTTTTCCATTGTGAGTGCCACGATGTTTTCCGACTTGCCAACAGCCAACACAGTGTCGGCAGCACCAGCCAGTGCGCTTGATCCGCGCATACTATTGATGCCACGGCTGGCGTCCTTGCCAGCGTGGTGTATTGCCAGCAGGCCACAGCCCGTGTGGTGCTTGATGGCGTCACAGCCGCGTATAAACGCCGACATATCTGTTGCGCTGTTCTCTTCGCCCGTCATTGATCTGGCGACTGTGTCAATGACCAAACAGCTAAAGTTGGTGTCGAGGCTGTCAATGGTGCGCAGCAGCCGCTCAATGCTTTCCTGATCCATCATATCGACAGCCACGGGCAATACCTTCAATGAGCCATTGCCCTCGATGCCGTGGTGCAGTTTCCACGCCTTGACGCGTTTGCCAAGGCCACCAACACCCTCACCGGCTATATATAGAACAGCCCCGGCGTTTGTCTGTCTGCCGTGCCACGCTATGTCGTGTGCCATACACAACGCCATATCAATAGCGATAAACGACTTACCAGTACCCGGCGCACCATACATGACCGCGAAGCCGTGCTTGGTTAGGACGCCGTCTATCATCCACTCGACTGGCGGCATATTCATCAGGTATGCCTCATCATACAGCGGGTAAATGTCTGGGCTATCTTCTGGCTCGATTATCTCTGGCTGCTGCTCAATGGCTGGCGTCTCTTTGACCAATGCCATCAGATCAGCCGGGCTGTTGCTCTTTAACCAGTCAAACACATCACCCTTGTCAGCCAATCCCGGCAGGCTCACGCGCTTGATGCGCTTCGCCACCGGGAATAGCTGACCTGTAACGACATCAGCGTGTGCCTTGCCAGCCTCATCGTTGTCCTCAATTACAACCACGTTGCGGCCATCAAAATGCTTGTTTAGATCCGGCTTCCAATTTTTTGACCCACCGTGATTGGTTGTCGCAACCACGCCCAATTTAATCAGCGCGTCAGCGCATTTCTCGCCCTCAACCACAAAGACCGGCGCGTCCGGGTTCTGTATCATCCCGGCTAGATTGTATGGCACCGGGGTGACGCCATCCATATTATATAGCCAGCCGCCATTGCCGTCCGGGCGGCGTTGACGAAATGTCTTAGGCTCGAAGCGTTGCACCTGATACACCAGTTCACCGTCTTCGTTATAATAATCATACTGACGGCTAAGATACTTTGCCGGTGTCAATGTCTCTTGCACCCGCTTGGCTATGCCAAACTTACGCTCTAGCACATCGCCCAGACTGCCATTAATGCTGGCTGGCTCGAACATCCGCACCAAGTCAATAACGCCGCCACCCACGCCGTTTTGATGGTCAAAAAAAGTTCCTTTGTTTTTTGAAATCGACATACTGCCATGCGTGCCAAAGCGCAATTCATTGCCCTTGCTCAATTTGGCATTCGGCTCACCCAAATAGTGCCGCGCCACCTGTTCTATATATGCTGATATATTTGTCATCTTACTAACCTTTCCCCCTGTCCACCCGAAAAGACACGCCCCGGCAGGCACAAGGGAGGAAAGCCTGCCGGGACGCTACCGCACTAGAACAAATCAGCGCCTGCCGCTGCGGGTGGGACAGGTGGCGCAACTTGCGCTGGTGCGGGTTCTGCTGGCGCTGACGCGCCTTGGATCATGCCCTCTGGCCGCTCAATCCAGCCAGAGATTGACCATTTGGGTGACCGAAACGTCTGCGTTCCTTGCGCCTTCGTTTCGATCTGGATGCGGTCACTGCCAGTGATCTCAATGACCGGCAGCTTGCCGGGGTTGTCTGCCTTTCCGGCGATGTAGGCATCGTGCAGAGTGTTCATCTGATTGCGAACAATCTTTGATGATGATGACATCTCGCGCAAACCGATCTCTTTGTTGTAGAGGCGCACCCGGAAGCCCTCTTTATGCTCCGGCGATGGCTGTTGTGGCATTTGCTGCCCAACCTGCACCATACGAAAGTCTGGCCCAGTTGTGGTAAACGCAATGTAGCCAACCTCAATGGCGTCCATATCCATCACAACCTTTAAAGGCAAATCCATTTCGCTTTCGCTTTTTTCCCAAGTGCCGTCAGCCCCTTGGTGCCGGTCTTGGCGAACAAATGAACCATCTTTCGCGCTAAACTTAATGATCGGCAAGAAATCCCCGCCACCCGAACTGCTAGTCTCTGTAAAACCTAAAGCCATTTTTAACTCCTTAACTTTAGAACAATGTTTGGCCCTTATGGACCGCTCTATTCACTGATGCGCTTTGCAATCAGCAAATCTTTTAGCCCCTTAATAGGGTGTAATTTTTCATTTGGCACAAAGTAACACGGCCTGCCGGTAAACGTCTGCCAATGCTCTTGGCGCTTTCCCTCATGGCCATAGCACCACCCAATGAGGCGCACCTCAGTTGGCTCATTAACAATTGCGCCAACAAATATTTTATTGTCATCGTCAGCCTGATGCAGAATGAGGTTATGATTTAACTGTGTCCGGGTTCTAACATCAACACCATTATCACCGCCAACGTCTGTCACGCCGTGCTGGCCTACGTTGCCCATCCAAAACAAATCTAGTGCCTTTGCGACCGCCATTTCACCAAGCACACCAGTCGCGGCAATGCCCAAGGCACCACCAAAATCTTTAACAGCGCCATACCTAGCCTGCCTGCCCTGCATCCAATTTTGCACCTGCATCTGCCCGGCAACGTGAATGCCAAGCAATATTTCAGAATAAGTGAGGTTAACTAGCATCAGCCAAATGCTCCCTGATAATCATCATCGCCGTCATCGTGTCGCACTCAATTGCGTATTTCCAATCATACTGTTCAGCAATGTCACCGGCTGGCTCACCTATCAGGCCAACTGTTGCAGCCACCGGGAAGCGCCAACGCCACGGCAGGCGATCATAGCGATATACCAGCAAGGGTAATTTGTGATCGGCTTCGGCAGCGGCACACACCTGATCCCACCACGCTGGCTGTACACCATAGCCCTTGCCGTGAAGCTTTACCTCAGTGACAAATGGAAAATCCATATCGGTGCAAATCAAATCACCGTGATCAGCGGATCTATACTGTTCAATATCACGTTTAAAATTTAGGCCAAGTTCCTTCAAATAAATATCGCGGATTTCCATCTCTCCGCGAACCCCCTTGTTACGACTATTAACCATGACGCTTAATCCCGCGCAGCGCATCAGCCGGGTCAAATCCCGGAACATCTGAAAGCATTTTATCTAGCGCCTTGTCCAGAATGTCATCGGCCAGCGCAGCCATAGATCTGTGCGCTGATGCGTCTAATGCCAGCCGCAGTTTATCCATTGTGGTGTTTCTAAGCCGGAAATGTGCCTGTGTCGTAGGTGCCATTGAAATTTTCTTTCGCTTTGTTTTCAGTAACTTAATTCGTTTTTTGCCGTTTTGGTTAAAAATAATAGACAGCCACCCTTGTACCACACTGGTATAGGGTGTATATAATCATTATTGGCTACAAACAGGGAGACTAACAAATGGCTAAACTTACTAAAGTTCAAAAAAATTATATTGAGATGGTTGCCATCTATTACGCAATGGCAGGCAAGGAGTTGGAAGCTAATGGCGTGACCGCCGAATATGATTCGCATGTTTGGATGTATGTTCTTCACCGCGAAAGACTTGGCTTGGACGTTGCGCCGCATGAGCGTGTGGCCGCAGATCGGCATTTAGAAAAATTACAAAAGGTGGCGGCCTAACGGCCCCGCCCCACAAGGGAGATTGATATGACCAAATACGTTGCTTACTATCGTGTGTCCACAAAGCGCCAAGGCCAATCCGGCCTTGGCCTCGAAGCCCAGCAGGCGCTGGTTGCGCCATACGCTGACGGCATCATCCATTCATTCACTGAGGTTGAGAGTGGCAAGGTTGACGCCCGGCCACAGCTTGACGCCGCCCTCGCGCTTTGCCGCGAGACTGGCGCGTCCATCCTCATTGCCAAAATTGACCGCCTGTCGCGTGACGCCGCGTTTTTGCTGACACTGCGTAAGGCCGGTGTCGATATCGTTGCCGCTGATATGCCCAACGCTGGCACATTAGAGTTCGGCGTCCGGGCCGTTGTCGCACAGCATGAGCGCGAAGAAATCAGCAAGCGCACTAAGGATGCCCTCGCAGCCGCCAAGGCGCGTGGCATCAAGCTTGGCTGTCCCAACCCACGCGCTGGCGGTCTGGCATCAGGTGCCGCACGGCGCGAAAAGACACAGCGCGTTGCCAGCAAGGCAATGCCAATCATTACTGCCCTGCGTGACGCTGGTGCGTCACTCCGGGCCGTAGCCAGCAAGCTTAATGAGGCTGGCATACCATCCGCTATGGGTGGCGCGTGGCACGCAACCAGCGTGCGTAACTTGATCAATGCAGTGGAGGTCTAAAATGGTCAAAGAATTTTTTGGGTTAATGTTTCTAATGACTGTGGCGATTGCTGGCTTTACTAACATCGTCACTGACGAATACAACGTGTGGGCGTTGATGGTCAAACTAGGGGGGCAGTGATATGCAAATCATCACATTGAAATCTGCTATTGAAGAAGGCCTGCCGCGTTATTTCACGGGCAAGCCCTGCAAACGCGGTCATCTAAGTGAGCGCTATGTCAAAACCTATCATTGTGTTGAGTGTGGCAAAGAGCGATCAAAAGAATATATTGATCGAAATCCTGACAAAAGAAAACAAACCCTTTTTCGTTACTATTATGAAAATTACGAAAAAGAAGCGGAGCGCCGCAAAAAATATTATGAAGAAAAGCTTTCTGAAAACCCAAACTATTGGAAAGACTGCTGGCAAAAACAAAAAGAAGAAATGCTGAATAACCCTGATCTACACAAACTTATGAAACGCAAAGCGCGTGAATATGCGGCCCGTCCAGATGTCAGGGAAAGGGCAAACAAAAGAGATAAGCATAGGCGCAGGGTTGATGAAGAATGGCGCAAAAACACTAATGTGAAAACCCAGCTTCGCAGGCGCAGAATTAGGCAGGCAACACCAGACTGGCTGGATACAAATTTGCTTGCACCATTTTATGAAAAGTCAATGCAACTGAGTGAGGCGACAGGAACGCCACACGCTGTTGATCATTATTATCCAATACAAGGCGATGTAATTTGTGGCCTAAACGTGCCGTGGAATTTGCAAGTCATAACTTGGAAAGAAAACAGCGCAAAGCATAATCGTATGCCCGAAGATTTTTACGGGCCTAACCACACCCCACCAACGTGGGGCCAAAAAGAGGAGACTGTATAATGGTTGGAAAACTTACACCAGATTGGATGCTGTCAGCTAGCCGTGTGGCAGTGCTGCTGAATGCGTCACCGTATCAAACGCAGAATGATCTGCTTGCTGAGATGATCAGGATTGATGAGGGCGGTGAGCCAACGCGCATACCTCAGAACGAATTAATGGCTTGGGGAGATAGGCTGGAACCCATTGTGCTGACTGAGGCCGCTGCCCGGTTGGGCCTGACTAATGTCGAACTTGATTTTAATGAGGCGGTCAAGCACGATCACCTGCCACTTGCCGCGTCACTTGATGGCGTTGGCTGTGGCAAGGGTGACATCATCGCGGATCTAAACAGGGGCATCTATACGCCCGGCGCATCCCGCGTCAACATCACTGGCCTTGGTTGCCTCGAAGCAAAGACAACACAAGCGATGGCCGAAGATCAGCCACCGCCACACCGTGGCGTGCTGCAATTGCAGGCACAGATGATGTGTTCTGGATATGCGTGGGGGGTTGTTGCCGTGCTTTATCGCGGCTCTGAACTGCGGCTGTTTGTCTATCAGGCTGATCCGGCGGTGCAGTCGCGCATCATGCAGGCCGTGCATGACTTTGAGCAACGCCGCAAAAACAAGGATTGGTATGAGCCAGTCAGCGCCGAAGATGCGGCAACCGCATACAGCCGGGTGGACGATGGCGCACCGCCAATAGAACTTGCCAGCCAAGAGGCGCGTGACTGGCTGAACCAGTTAGTCGTTGCCAAGCGCAATAAGGCCGTGGCTGAGCAGGACATTGACGAGGCCAGTGCCGCAATCATGCAGATTATGGGGTCACACAAAGAGGCCATCGGCACTGTCGGCAATCAGATGATTAAGGTGACTTGGCCGGAGCGCCGCTTTAAGGCACAGCCGGAGCGCCTTGTGCCGGCCAAGCCTGAGACATTCATGCGTCAAAAAACTTTAACCATAAAGGAACTGAACTAATGCCCAGACCACGCGAGATCGCCGCTGCACGGCGCATATATGATGCCATAGTTGCATACCACCAACAGACCGGCCAGACGCCATCACAAGAGGAAATAGGGGAGATTGCTGGCCGTTCACGCGGCGCAGTCAGGAAACAATTGGATCGCCTTATAGAGGCTGGTGTTATTAAGATATCGCTTGGCAAGCACCGCTCAATTCAATTGGTTGGTGAAATGTAATGGTCCCAACAAAAGAGCAAATCAAAAAAGACCTTCAAATTTTAGAGGCAACGCCAGACGTTGATCGAATAGGCCGGGCCTGTCGAACAAAGAACGTAAACTTTAGTAAGTTAATTGGCAGAAAAAAACCAAAAACAAAACAGGGCGGGGCGGCATAAGCCGCCCTTACTTTTTGCCAAAAAACTTGCTAGCCGATCTCATGCCAAAACTGGCGGCCACAATTGTGCCAAGCGTATATTGATAATAGTCCGGCATATCAGCTAGCGCCGCGAACCCATCAGCCACAATAGCCCGGCCCCAATCTCCGCAAAAAGCCAATATTAATGGTATGCTAAACAAGATTGTAAGCCATTCATCTTTCCAACTTGTGGCTGTGGCATCAGCCATTTTTAAATCCCAATCTATTTCGCCGGTGGCCTGCTTCTCTGCAATTGTTGCGGCGGCCTTTGCTTGTGCAACTTTAGTTGCAGCGGCCGCCTTGCTGGTTTCGACCTTGCCTTCCAGCCAAGTTGACGCAAGGTTTGCTATTGGTCCTATCAATAAATTAAGCATTAGCCAAATCCCTAATACGTTTCACCAGACGCTTGGCACGGTTTGGCACTTGGTCATGCCACCGACTGTCAACCATCTGGTCTGCCATTTCACTCCAATCACGCGCATCACAAGCCGCTTTCATTTTTTTAAATTTGCTCATGCGCGGGTAACCCATATTAAACATCATGTTTGCGATGACCAATTGTGCCTCTTCTGGAAGGCCGTCCATATCATCAAACATTCGGGCGCAATCTTCTAGCGTCACAATGACATCTAGGTTAAACGCTTGCCGCACGCGCTCTTCTGACACCGGCGTGCCGACCGGCAGACCGCATTCGGGGTCAGCCTCAACTATCAAGTGACCAATGCCAAAGGTTGGCAGTCCAAGATGATCTAAATATATTTCAAACTTACAGCCCTCATCGGCTGCTAACTCTTCGCGCAGTTGATCTTTATTCATCGCCGCGCCTCCAAAATTTTTTCAATCGTTCTATCCCAAGTGTCCATTTCAGCCCGGCGCGTAAATGCATCCGGCGACACGCGCCTGCTTTTGAAGCACACCTGTTGGATCGGCATCCACAATACCAACCTGCTATCGGGGTTACACAAGGCCAACACATCACAATCACCTACGTTTAAAATTCTTTTGCCAGACGAACCCTTGCCGCAATTGAAATGATAGCATCGGGATTTGCCGGGGGTTGCCTTAGTTAGGTTGGCCGTCTTGACTTGTATCCTAATAAAACAGTCATCCTTAAATGCGACCAAATCTAGGCCGTCTTGCTGACACAGTGACACAGACCAGCCTTGCGCCATTACTGCGCTGGCCGCGATAAATTCACCCATCAAGCCGGTTGCGGTTTCTCTCAACGAATAGCCAACCATAAAATGAATAACAACACTGAAGCCGTTGCCAAACCCAGCAAAACTGAGCCAACGATCTCAATAAGTTTTTGCCTCATCTCCTGCTGCTTGTAAATCATTTCCTGACGTTCTCGCCGGATGCGACCCTCTAACTGTATTAGATCTGCCCATGCCTGCGGGCCATACGACATATTTAAAAAAGTTCTTAACTCTTGGCGCTGCGCTTGCAACCGCTTTTGTGCCGCATATACGTTGAGCGCTTCGGCCTCAACACTGTCACCCGACATAATTTTTTTAAACAGCGGCGGGTTTTTCGCCTGCTTGGCCGCCTGATCAATATCACTGGCGCATTTCATCCAACGTGACACATCATTAATACAGCTTTCGAGATCACGCCGGGCTTCACACATTTGCTTTATAGTGTTAAACGCCGCTGTGGCCCCGCTGATGGCCGCGCTTATAGTAATCGGGTCTATATCAGCCTCCCCTTTGGCAGGGGCGCACAGCGCCATTGTGTGGCGATTAGATCAGGGTAGACATCGGGTATTTGTCGGGCAATGTCTAGCGCCCTCTCCCGGCACTGTTCTTTTGTTTCCCAAACTGGGCCTTTGTGATCGTGAAATTCTATGCACTGCGATGGATCAGCAATAAGACACGCCAATACAATTGCCTTAAACATCGTCTTCACGCATCGCTTTGCGAATGCGAATGATCAACAACACAATACCAATCAGGCCAGCAACTAGCGTCACCCACTCATTCAAGGCATGAAGCCACACCGGGCTAGTTATAGCACCAGTAGCCAAAGCGATGTCGGTATGTGTGTCGTTGTTCATTGTTCACCTATGCGTAGGGGCTATCACCACAGCAAGAAGGCCAAGCAGCCTTTAATTCAGCAACGGTTGTAGCACTGTCGCCAGCAGTCGGTGCATCACGCAGTGCTTGCTTATCAGCCACAATCTGTGTTGTGTCTGCGCCTGTTTCAAGTGCCTTCATATAGTCAGTGTCCAGTGCTGCAAGTAGTGGGCCACGGGCTTCACGAATTTTGTCAGCAAAGATTTCCTTTGCCTTTGCCAAGTCCTCGCTGATTACGTTGCCTGATAATACCCAAGCACCACGAAAGTCACGGTTTGCTGGAACGGTAGCAGTTGAAGCGTCAATCTGATTACCGTCCTTATCTACGATGTATGTTGTTACAGCCATTAGAATCTCCTATGCGGCTAGTTCATCAGATATGCGCCAAGCGTTGCGCCATTCTCTTGTCTGCGGTAATTGTTCCTTGCGGCATATTACCATAGTCGGGCGGTTGCCCTCATCCCAATTCTGCCAGACGTTCTGTGGCACATCTTTTTGAATTAGGTATTCAATCGCTTCTTCTTCAGTCATTGCTGGCATTGGCTCTGTCTGATGCAGAAGGTATCCACGAGTGTGCTTCTTGAAGTCGGGTTGTGCTTCGTCTTTAGCTAACTCATGGTACACCCACACAGGTGGCAGGATACCGCCCTGCAATGCACACGCCATCCAGTTAGGGTCAGGCACAAGTATCTTGGCGCAGTCATCAATGCTGTCCTCATAGACCACACGGTAGTCTGACTGCACACCGTCTAGGTTTTCCTTTGCCCAGCACAGACGGTCAAACAGGTGAGTGCCTTTGAAATTAGGTGTCTGCATCAGGCGAGGTCTCCGTGTGATGCTTGTGTAATGATTGGCAAGTCATTTTGCGCCGCTGTGCTGGAACGATATGTGTACAACCGCAAAGAACCCGCCGCTATTGAACCAGATACAATCACACCAATGTTGTCATTGTGACTTCCGGGTTTGTCGCTGACAGTAATCATTGCCCCGTAGCGGTTGTCACTAAATGCAGTCGTGTAATTTACATCGTAATTGCCTGTGCCATTGTCATCCAATGAAGATACGCCGAATGAATATGTTGTTGCTGGTGTTCCAGTTCCATCAAAGTTAACCCACGCCTTCGCACTACCTTTAACAACATAGTTCGTGGCGATTGACCCAGCGGTGCTGTGTTCCAGCGTATCTGCTATAATTTTTCCAGCCATTATGCTAAGTCTCCGTGGACCGTACAGCAGGCCCAGTTATCCTGAAAGTTTGTGTAAGTATAGCCGCTTATAAGACCCATACTGC